GCCTTAAGCCCGATGTCTTTCGTCGCCCCGGAAACCTGCGCGAAGGCATCAGGACCAGCCGCGCCGGTTTCATACCAGACCTCAGTTGAAGCCGTTCCAAACAGCCACAGCATCCCGTTGATGGTCTGCACCCGCAGAAGGTCGTCGTCGCGTTCCGTCGCGCTTGCGAAGTTCAGCCCCGGCAGGCTCTTGGCATCGGCCAGAGCCGACCACTCGAACCTGTTGCCGCCCGCCTCGGTGATGATGGTATAGGCGCTCAGGTGATCGACCGAACCGCAGTTGGTAATAGCGCCCGCCGCTGGCGTCGTGAAGGTCGTGCCGTCCCAGACGTGATAGGCCCCGCCAGCAACAATCGTAACAAACCCGTCATGGCCGGAAATCGTCGTTTCCGTGCTGTCGATGATTGCCCCGATTTCGGTCGCCAAGCCCGCCGCAGATACCGTATAGAACTTGCCGCCACAGGCCGCATACATCACGCCATCAATCGTCTCGACCGCGCGCATGAACACGCTGGGCAGCGTGGAAAACGCCGTCATCCCCGGCACGGATTGCAGCACCGCCCGCGACCGTCCACCAGCAAGCACAGGCTCCCGGTAGCAATTCAGTAGCCGCCCGGTGTGGACCGTCTTGTTCCGGTCGTCACGCACCGAAGGGCCTGCGAATTCAACGGTCGGCATCAGATCTCAACCTGCCGAACAAGGGCGGGGTCAAGGGCCGCCAAATCAATCGTCAGGTAATGCACCTTGATCTGGTTCCGCCACGGATACGGGTCTGGAGCGGGAACCTGGAATTCTAGCGCCACGCGACCGGCCAGCAGATAAACCGCCGCCTCGCGCAGCTTGTCAGGCATGGGGAATGCATCACCAAGCGCAACGTCCGCGTATGTCGGCACCAGCGGCGACAGCATGGCGTTAAACGCGGCAATGCCGATTTCTGCCTGATCCGCCGTCATGGCTTCGTCGTGGGCGACGACGCCGATCTTGCGGAAAGCCTGCGTCACCACATCGCGCACTGTCGTCATGTCGGCCACCTATGAAAAAGGCGGGGCCATTACAGCCCCGCCCGTTGTTGTTACGAAGTCAGGCGCGCGATCAGACGCGGATCAAGACACTTCACGCCCCAGAGCATGTCGAAGCGGAAGATCTGGTCCAGCGTCTTGCCATCAACGAACGAGGTGCACGAAATGGTGACGCGGTTGCCAGATTTAGTCGTGGTCTTGACGCCCTCTTGCGGGATGTCGATGGCCCGCGACACCAGAAGCAGCGCCGAAGGGTCCATCAGCAGCGATTGACGATAGCCGGTGCCGCCCGTGCCGGTTTTCACGGTGATGTCGGCACTGTCAGCCGGTGCAGCCGTGACGGTCTGATAGGCGCCCGATGTGATGATCGGGGGCGAGATCGTCAGAGTGGCCGGGCCGGTCGATGCGCCCGAGTTGGCATCGGCCAGAACCACGAAGGTTTGCGGTTGGCCGGTGCTGGATTTCGTGATCGGGTTGACCGAGTAAACGCCAGCGATGGTGAAGATATCGCCTTTTTTCAGAATGCCGGTCGTCGAGTTGGTCCAGCCCTTGGTGACCAAGGATTGCGACCACGAGTCTTTAGCGGTCGCGTATGTGACATTCTGGCTCGCGCCATCGACCTTCGGAGTACCGGTATTCACGCCGACGGTGTGGGTCGGCATGTGGACGCTTGTGTAGTTGTCAAAGCCGGCGTAGCGCCCGATTTCAGCCTGTTCCAGCGCCGTCTTCGCCTTGCCTTGGACGTAGACGCCCTTGAGGCCATCGGCCAGTTCCAGCGCCGCATACGGCGAATGGAACGCTACACGGCCACCCTGCGGTGCGCCAGCATCGGTCAGGATCGCATCGACGGTGCCAAGCGACTTGAACGAGGCGGGCAGGGTGCCGGGGGTGCCGCTGAACCAGTAGGCGTTACTGTAAAGCGACGCCAGCGAAACCTCGATGGCGTCCTTCATTCGGATCATCGCAGGCTTGATGACTTCTTCCGACAGCCGATCAAAGGACAGGGTGCGCTCTTTCGCGGTGATTTTCACCGGGATGGTCAGCGTCTGGTCCATCGTGACAGTCGTTTTGCCCTCGGTGATGTCCTCGTTGTACGAGGTGATGTCGAGGTTGTTCGACTGGCCGAGATACATGACCGGGCGGCGCACGTTGATCGTGTCGCCCTTCATGTTGAATTCGTCCGACATGTCGGCGCGAACCTTGGCCCCGAGCACAAGCTCGTTTTCAAGGTGCATCAAGCCTTCCTGTGCGAAGACGGAAGGCGTCAGGATAGTGTTAGGCATTTGGGCTTACCTCAGAACTTGCCGCCCGCTTCCCGCCAGGCGCGATATTCGTTCGCGCTCATTCTGGCCGGGTCGCGTGTGGCCGTGCCGGTCGCTTTGACCGGGGAAATCGGCGCGGGGGCGGTGGATTGCGTTTTCGGCTGCGGCAGCGTCAGGCGGGCTTCAAGCCTGCCCAATTCGCGCGCAGCCATGACGGGGGGCATCTGGGAAATCTGGCGGGCAAGCGCCGGGTTTTTCCCAAGGTGGTAGGCCAGATCGACCGGGCTTTCGCTTTCCAGCACCATTTCCGCCAGTTGCGGTGACACGACATCGGCGCGCTGTGCAACGGACATGGCTGCGTCCAGATCGGCGTAACGGCTGCGCGCTTCTTCCCGCTGTTCCGCGAAGGCGCGGGCCTTTTCGGCAATCCTTTCGCCGTCCAGTTGTCGCGCCCGCTGTTCTGCCGCCGTGGCATCCTGCGAAAGCATCTCCGCATCGGTTCGGGCGGCCATTTGTCGAGCGAGGAACGCCCCTTTGGCCGCCGCATATTCGAGCGGATCGGTGAATTCTGCCTCCATGGGGGCCTCGCCCGCAGCCGCTGCCACAATCCGTTCATTCCGACGACGCAAATCGTCGGCTTCGCGGCGGGCGGCATCTGCTTCTTCCCTCAACCGGGCGTCGTGCGCCTTGCGGCGCTCGCGGCGCTCTTTGGACGCCGACTTTTCTGCCTCATCGGCAGCGGGCGGGGTTTCAACCTGCCCTTCCGTGTTTACCGTCGCCTCCGACGCCGCTTGTTCAACAGCAACGGCTTCATCGGTCGCCGCGCTCGGGGCAACCTCAACCTGGTCTTCCATCGCTTTTCCTCTGGATTAAGCCCCGTAGGGCGGTGCGCCGTTGAACGGCATTGCGGCTGGCACCATTCGAGCCGCCCGCAATTCGAGTTGCTTCTGCATGGCTTCGGCCTGCGCCTTGGCAGCATCTGCCTCAGCCTTGACGGCCTTTGCCTCGGCCTCGCGCAGTTGCAGTTGCTCCATCGCCTGCGCCATTTGCATCTGGGCTTGCTGTTGCTGCATCTGCATCTGTTGCGCCTGCTGCGCTTCCTGCATCGCCTTCTGGTCTTGATCGTCAGGCTCCGCGATACCAGGCGGCAGGGTCTTCCGCAGCCGCTCGGCAAACAGATCCGCATCCGGCCAATCCTGCGCCTTGGCGATCAGGTCGCCCGTCACAGCCCCAGCGGCAGGAACCGCCTGCACAAACGAAATCATGGCATCCGCGCTTTCCTGACGGCGCGTCGAATAGGTCGGTCCAACGCCAACGCGCACGGCATACGTGCCAGCGGTTACATCGTTCTCGACTTGCAGCCCATCAGGGCCAAATAGGACGCGGTTGATGACAACCAGCTTTTCCTGATCGTCCTCACCCAGGATGCGCACCGCGCGCTGCGTGTCGTAAACGCGCGGGATCATGCTAACCAGCACCCGACCACACTGCGCGACGGCTTTAACTACGTTGTCGGCATAGATCGAGTTGGCGTTCTGGCTTTCTTGCTTGCGGGCGTCAATAGCCACGCCGGAAGTTTCATTGCTGCGATTGCCAAGGCTGGCATCGTAAATGCCAGTTGTCCGCTTCATATCCTCTGCGGCAAGCTGGATTTCCTGCAACAACCCCGCCGAAGGCATCGGCGGCGCAGCCCGCGACGGGGCGCCAGCCTTATCGTCCGGATTGTATGGCAGGTAAGGCCGGTTTGCCGTGTTGGCTTGGTTCCAGAATGTTTCCAGCCCCGAAACCTGATCGACCGTCACCAGATACGGCGCTTTCGGCTGCAAAGCGACGACCTCAGCGTGAGCCGACCGCGACATATTATAAAGCCGCTGCGGGTCTTTAGCGAAGCGGATCACCGAAGATCGGTAAACCTCATCGCCGATATGGATTTCCTCGCCAGTTACCGCAATGACCGGCAGGTGATCGGACGGAAATTCCTGCGGGCCTTCCAGCACGTCTGATCCGCTGATCTTCGCCCACATGATTTTACTCTTGCGGGTCTTGCGCTTGGGAAGGCTTGCATCCTGCGGGTCAACGTCGGTCACCTGACCATTGGGAAGCTGCCAGATCGTGACTTCGGTGTAGTCCTTCCAGAAGTATTCCGCGACCGTCACGCCATCGGATGAATACCAGCGGAAGCCCTGCGGGTTTGAATCGTTCGGCACGTCTTCGGCGCGCTTGCCGGCATAGGCTTCTTTGAAGCCGTCCTTGGTCATCACATCGGTAATCAGCACCCATTCGGCATCACGGCGCGACGGGTCACGCGCCAGAGGGTCGAAATACACCGAAAACGGGTTGTGGATGCGCTCTATCCTGATTTCCTGGTCGAATGACGCATCATCGACGTATTGCGTCAGGATGCGAAAGGCGCCAAATCCACCCGCCGCCGCCGTCTCACCAGCACCCTCGTAAACACTGGCCGCGTCCGACGAATATTCGATCTGCCGGATAAGTCCTTCGTATACATCTGCAACGTCCTTGCTTGCGCGACCGTCAGCAGGCGTCACCTTGATTGCCGGGTTCATCGACCGGATCTGCCCGGTGACCTGCCGAACGAATTGCGGCAGCCCGTTGATCGTCAGGCAGGGGCGCCCTTCGGCCTCACGCAGCGTCTTGGATGCCTCATCCCATTGATCGTCGCCGATCAGGAATTTCAGGTCGTCCAGCGCAAGTTCGCGGTTGCTGCCATCCGCGTCTTCAGCTTCCTTAAGCCGCTTCTTGGCAATGGCCAGCAGGTCTTCATTCTTCATGCCATCCATCCGCCGCCGCCAGCTTTGATCTGAAACCGAGACACGTCAGCCGCTGGCTTTGTCAGGCTCGGGAATAGGTCCGTGAATGCCCACACCAGCGCGTCAACGCGGTCAGGCGAGTAACCAGCCGCCCGCCGGTCAAATCCGGTCGTGAAGCTGCACATCTGATCTTCAAGCGCAGGGAATTCCCCGACATGGAAGGCGCGGCCTAGTTCATAGATCGCCGCGACTGGCTCTGCCCGAATGACCTTGCCGCGTGTCGCGCGCACGTCACGATATGACACGTCCGGGGCTTGGGCGCGCAGGACAGCCTCGACCATTTCGCCGCCGTTGTTGACCTCGGCAACGATCCGGTCGGCGCTGTGTAGCCGGTATAGCGCAGCCGCGCGCTTGGCCCATTCCTCGGGGCGATACTTGCCGCTTTCGTCAGCCAGCACGTAAGCCACGTTGTTGGCATCCATGCCGACACAGACGATGCCGGTTTCATCGCTTCCCGCTTCGGACGTCGCCGCAGGGTCGATAGCCACAACGACGCGCTTCAACTCAGGAAGGTTCTGCGTCCGCTTGATCATCGCCCGGCGCCAAAGGGCACTTTCAACGTCCTCGACATATTCGCCGCTTAGGAAGCGTTTCTTTGCCCGTGCCGGAAGCGCCTCAAGGTCGGCAAGGTATTCGGCGCTCAGGTTGTCCTTATTGTCGTATGGGTTGACGACGATATGGCCATATTGGCCCGTGGCGATCCGCATCTCGCTCTCAGGCTCTATGCCGTCGATCCAGAGGCGATAGGTCCAGTGCTGGCGTGTGGTCGGGTTGAGGTCAACGTAGAAGCGTTGAGAAAGCTGTTTGCCTGTGACGGTGTTAACCGTCTGCGCCAAACGCGACCGCAGCAGCGTGTAGGCATTATATCGGACCTCTGATGCCTCGTTCATGTAGATGGTGGCGTATTCGTTGCCCAGGATGCGCTCCATGGCCTTGTCGTCGTTCAGGCCACCGATCCAAACTTCGGAACCGTTCTCCAGCTTGAAGTAGCTGTATTCCGCGCCCTTCCATTCGTATCGAACGCCGGGGAACCGCACCGCCATAACATCAGGCCATGTGCCCTTGACGATGGCGCGCTTGGCGCTAGTGCCCTCCTGTCGCACAATCAGGTGCCGTGAATTAGGCGCAAGCAATGCCCGTTCAGTCACCGTGCCGACAAGTTCGAACGTCTTGCCGCTACGCGATCCGCCGTAAATCAGGCAAAAGCGTTTGCCCGCCGTCAGCAGTTCCCGCCGCGCCCGGTCTTGGCCGGGGTTCCGAACATAGGTCACAGCTTGTCAGCATCGCTTTCGAGCGTGACGGTCAAACCCACGTTGCCGGTCAGATCAACCTTGTCGCCATAGACCTTTGGCCGCAGTTTGCCAGCGCGCCACTTGCGGGCATCAATCTGCAACCTGGCCACAGCAACATTTTCAGACGTGGCCATATCGGCAATGGCTTTGATTTCGTCGAATTCGTGATCTGCCTGCGCTTCTCTCGCGCGCGCGTATTGGCCAGCGAACTCCGCGTCATTAATCAGCCTGACGCGGACTGTGTCACGTGATGGCAGCCAACCGTCGTTGCATATTTCGCGCAGGCTCTCGCCATTGCTTATGCGCTTGAAGATTTCCGCCTCTATCTCGGGCGTCCATTTGTACGGGGGTGCCATAGTCTTGCCTTCCGGTCGGCGCATTGGCCGACTCTGCCAGCTTGTGTTGTTGCCCCGCGCCAATCCTTCGTGCGTAAACATATGCACCCAACCCGCCGCGCGTTGACGCATGGCGCAGGAGCGGCATTGACCGATGCGGGGCGGTATCGGCTTAAGGAGGCGGGCGGAAATAGCAAAAGCGCGCCCTGTTACGGACGCGCCCCTGGAGCCACTTGGCCCTCGTCATTATCCGCACGGTGGCACAGATTTAGCCGCGTGTCAATTCGGCCAGTCGTTTGGCCTGTATCCGTCCAG